CCGCCGCTGTTCTCAAGCCAGCAGAAAGGGCGCGATATTCGATGATTGCTTACGAACCGCCAAGCTCTGGGCAGATAAATACGGTAAGAAGCCAAAAACAAATGCCGCATAGCCACTACAAAGCGTCTCAAGTAGGCGCTTGATAATGGCTTATCCCAACAACTGGAGCCACCCATGGCAGAGATTACAGAATTGACAGAATTACAGCAGATGAACCTCGAAATCCTTCGTCTGGTTCAGAGTGATACCGCAGCAGCAGAAAAGGCGATCACCTTCGTTAACGGCAGCAAACTCAACTTCGAACTCTTCAAAGACCAACTGGTACTGGCTGCCGGTGAAGGTACCGCGCTGGCTCGTGCTGAGAAGGCTATTCGCGAAGCAAAAGAGACCCTCGACTTGTTTAGCGGGGTGTAAGCGAGAAAAAAATGGCTAAACCACCAAGATACCAAGTTCCTCTGTTCAATTGCGCTGACATTATTCTCCTCAGAAGCAGGGAGGAGGCTAAAGAGTATCTTTCTAAGCTGGGTCTTGAGTGGGATATGTCAGGATTTAACGGATTTGCTTACAGCCATCAGAGAGAAGACAAGACACCTTTGCTTATCATGGGTGTGTTTGTGCATGAGCCATCAGTGCTCGCTCATGAGGCATGTCATTTGGCCTTTGAGATTTGCCATCATGTTGGTGTGCCGACGAACAACAATGAGATGAACGAAACATTTTGCTACCTGGTGCAGCGAATTGTTTATGCGTTCCTTCCATACATTCAGGAGCAACAAAATGGAAAAGCGAAAGAACAAGAAGAAATCACCAGTCAATGACCCGAATAAACCTGACGGAATCCGGGGAGTTAAGAAAAAACCAAAAGGTAAATAACTATGGCAGCGCCAAAGGGCAACCGATTCTGGGAGGCCCGCAGTAGTCATGGGCGTAACCCGAAATTCGAATCGCCTGAGGCGCTGTGGGCTGCCTGTTGTGAATACTTCGAGTGGGTGGAAGCCAATCCACTGTATGAAGTGAAAGCATTCGCATTTCAGGGGGTGGTGACTCAGGAATCACTACCAAAGATTAGGGCCATGACAATCTCAGGTCTATGCATCTTCTTGGATATCACTCGGCAAACATGGGGAACCTTCCGCGCTATGGAAGGCTTTTCTGACATCACCACGCGAGCAGAAGAGATTATCTACGACCAGAAATTCTCCGGCGCAGCTGCTGACTTACTCAACGCCAACATCATCGCCCGTGATCTGGGCCTCAAAGAGCAGTCGCAAGTTGAAGACGTGACACCTGACAAGGGAGATCGCGAAAAGCGCCGCTCTCGTATTCAGGAGTTACTTGGACGTGGAAGACGAAGCGATTCTTGACGAGCTTACGGAAGACGAGCAGATAGAATTGCTTGAGCTTCTCGAGGCAGAAGACAACTACCGCACTACCCATCAGCTTTACGAGTTCACACCATACGGAAAGCAGCGCGAGTTTATTGACGCTGGCGGCGACTATCCAGAACGATGCTTCATGGCTGGTAACCAGCTTGGTAAGTCATACACTGGCGGTGCTGAGGTTGCATTCCATCTAACTGGAAGGTACCCAGGCACAAGTGGATACCCTGACGACGGTGCTTATGGAGGAGAGTGGGAGGGGAAACGTTTCAATGAGCCGGTTGTATTCTGGGTCGGCGGTGAGACTAACGAAACCGTAACCAAAACCACTCAGCGTATTCTCTGTGGTCGTATCGAAGAAAACGACGAGCCCGGCTATGGTTCAATACCGAAAGAAGACATCATTAGCTGGAAGAAGTCACCATTCTTCCCCAACCTTGTGGATCACCTTCTGGTTAAGCACCACAACGATGAAGGTGTAGAGGATGGTATATCCATCTGCTATTTCAAACCGTACTCGCAAGGCCGCGCCCGCTGGCAGGGCGACACAATCCACGGAGTCTGGTTCGATGAGGAGCCACCTTACAGCATCTACGGCGAAGGCCTGACCCGTACCAACAAATACGGTCAGTTCTCCATGCTGACTTTTACCCCGTTAATGGGGATGTCTGATGTAGTCACCAAGTTCATTAAGAACCCGAGCAAGGCGCAGAAGGTTGTCACCATGACAATCTATGACGCTGACCACTACAGCGATGAGCAAAAAGAGCAGATCGTCGCATCGTACCCAGAGCATGAGCGTGAAGCGCGTGCCCGCGGTATCCCGACAATGGGTAGTGGTCGCATCTTTCAGATACCGGAAGAAACCATTAAGTGCCAGCCGTTCGAATGCCCTGACCACTTCTACGTCATCAACGCAATGGACTTTGGATGGGATCACCCTCAAGCACAGATTCAATTGTGGTGGGACAAAGACGCCGACACCATGTATCTGGCAAGAGCATGGAAGAAGAAAGAGCATACAGCTGTTCAGGCATGGGGTGCAGTAAAACCATGGGCGCAGAAGATACCAACTGCGTGGCCTCATGACGGAAACCAGCATGAGAAGGGGGGAGGCGAGCAGCTCAAGAACCAATACTCTGATGCCGGATTCATGATGCTTCCTGAACATGCAACATGGCCTGATGGCGGTAACGCCGTTGAGCCCGGAATCACTGAGTTGCGCGACATGATGCTCGATGGGCGCTTCAAAGTGTTTAACACCTGCGAGCCATTCTTCGAAGAGTTTCGCCTGTATCACCGCGATGAAAATGGAAAGATTGTCAAACTCAACGATGACGTTCTTTCAGCCGTGCGCTACGGCTACATGATGAGACGCTTCGCAAAACTGATGCGTGACATCAAGACTCCCAAAGAAAAGAAAATACCCGCACCTATTAAACCTGTCGCACGGAGAAGATGATGGCAGACAACGAACGTCTCAACTCCATTCTGTGTCAGTTCGACATTGACTGGTCGTCGGGAGATGAAGCCAGAACCGAGGCGACAAACGACCTTTACTTTAGTCGGGTGAGCCAGTGGGATGACTGGTTATCTGAATACACTACACTGCAATACCGCGGGCAATTTGATGTTGTTCGTCCAGTAGTCCGCAAGCTTGTTGCAGAGATGCGCAAGAACCCGATTGATGTTTTGTACCGACCAAAAGATGGTGCCAGTCCTGACGCTGCTGATACGTTGATGGGGATGTATCGCACCGACATGCGCCACAATGCAGCACGTTCGGCAATTAATGTTGCTGTTCGCGAGCAGATTGAATGTGGAGTTGGTCACTGGAGGCTCGTTACTGAGTACGAAGATAACAATCTTACCAGCAGAAATCAGGTTATCCGTCGTCGACCGCTGCATGAGTCATGCTCTCATGTCGTATGGGACTGTAACAGTAAAGAGCAGGACAAGAGTGACGCTAAACACTGCACCGTAATCCAGCCATTCAGTACGGAAGGTTGGAAGGTATTTGCTGAAGAAAACGATATCGACCCGGATATCTTTCCAACATTCCAGAGTCCTGATATGGGTTGGATGTTCCCATGGATTTCGAAGGATGTGGTTTACGTTGGCGAATACTACGAAGTCGAGGAGAAAAACGAAAAGGTTTTTATCTATCTCGACCCGCTTACTGGTGAGCCTGTCAGTTATTACCAACGCGACATCAAAGACGTTATTGATGACCTTGCCGACAAAGGCTTCGTAAAAGTAGCCGAGAAAAAGGTTAAGCGTCGCCGCGTTTACAAGTCGTTAATCACCTGCTCAGAAATCCTGAAAGACCGTGAGCTGATCGCCGGTGAGCACATCCCAATTGTTCCGGCCTATGGTGAGTGGGGATTTGCAGGAGACAAGGAGGTCTATGAAGGTGTTGTTCGTCTGACTAAAGACGGTCAGCGACTGCGCAACATGATCATGTCATTTAACGCTGACATCGTTGCCAGAACTCCGAAGAAGAAGCCTATCTTCTGGCCTGAGCAAATTGAAGGGTACGAGTACATGTATGGTGGTAATGACGACTACCCGTACTATCTGCTCAACCGTACAGACGAGAATAATGGCGACCTTCCTGTGCAGCCTATTTCGTACATGGAGAATCCAGAGGTTCCGCAGGCTAACGCATACATGCTTGAGGCAGCCACGGCAGCCGTAAAAGAAGTGGCAAGCCTTGGGGTTGACTCCGAAGCCGCAAACGGGCAAGTAGCTTTCGATACAGTCAACCAACTGAACATGCGGGCCGATCTCGAGACCTACGTGTTTCAGGACAACCTCGCTACTGCATTCCGTCGAGATGGTGAGATTTACCAATCGATGGTCAACGACATCTACGACGTGCCGCGCAACGTCACCGTGACGCTTGAGGATGGCACCGAGAAAGATGTGCAGGTGATGACTCAGACGGTTGACCTGCAGTCTGGTGACGTCGTAACGCTCAACGATATTCGTGGTCGTTATGAGTGCTACACCGACACCGGTCCATCATTCCAGAGCATGAAGGAACAGAACCGCGCAGAGATTCAGGAGTTACTCACCAAGGTTCCTCAGGGCACTCCAGAGTGGCAAATGCTATTGCTTCAATACTTCACACTGCTTGACGGAAAAGGTGTCGAGATGATGCGGGAGTATGCTAATAAGCAGCTCGTCATGATGGGCCTGAAGAAACCAGAGACACCTGAAGAAATTGAGATGGTTCAACAGGCACAGCAGCAGCCTAAAGATCCATCTCCTGAGCAGATAGCCGCACAAGGCCAGATGCTTATGGGGCAGGCTGAGTTGATTAAGGCGCAAAACCAACAGGCTCAGATTCAGGTTGATGCCGCCAAGGTTGAAAGCCAGAACCAACTTAACGCAGCCAAAGTTGCAGAAATATTCAACGACATGAATCTTGATAAGCAAGCGGAGTTCAGAGAATTCCTCAAGCTTATGGGGCAATTCCAACAACAGCGTAGCGATGATGCGCGCGCTAACGCTGACTTGCTTCTCAAAGATGCAGACCAAACACATTCACAACGCATGGATTTCGCGAATCTATTGCGACAAGTTAAAACCACCTCCGGCGGCGTAGCCGAGAATCCTCAATAAGAGAGAGTTAATCATGGACCAAACCACCGAAATTCAGTCAACTGAAGACCAACTCCTGCCCGTCGATAATGCGGCGGCATCCGATGTCGATCCTTCGTTAAATGCCAATAGCGAAACTGGACAGGAAGAAGGCTTCGAGATTGTCCTGAAAGACGATGAGAACAAACCAAAGCAAGACCCGGAAATCAACGCGAAATTTGCACAGCGTCGCATTGAGCGCAAGCGTCAGCGTGAGCTCGAGCAGCAGGCTGAGGCAGTTAAGCGCGGAGAGTTGCCGGAGAACCTGCGGGTTAATCCTGAATTACCAGCCCAGCCAAACGCCAATGACTTCTTCTCTGATGAAGCGATGGAGAAATACGGTTGGGATAGCAGACGTGCTCAGGCTGCATTCCAGCAAGCTAATAATGAGTGGCTTATTAAGGCTCAGGATGCTCGCAGTAATGCTGTCGCAGAGCAGGGTCGTAAGACTCAGGAATATGCCCAGCAATCAGCGCAATACGTCGATGCTGCACGTAAGCACTATGACGCTGCGGAAAAGCTCAACATCCCTGATTACCAGGAGAAAGAAGACGCATTCATGCAAGTTGTGCCAGCGCCGGTAGCAACTGACATCATGCGCCTTTTCCCAGAGAAATCCGCAGCGCTCATGTATCACCTGGGGGCAAACCCAGAGAAAGCTCGCCAGTTATTGTCGATGGACGGGCAGCAAGCGCTGATTGAACTCACTCGACTATCAGAACGTTTAACTCTCAAGCCTCGTAGCAAGCCAGTTTCTGAAGCACCTAACCCTGATGAACCACTTCATGGTCAGGCAGTTGCAGCCCAAATATCAGCGATCGAGAAGCAGATGAAGGCGGCGGCTGATAAGGGCGATGTAGAGACATATCGCAAGCTAAAGGCGCAATTTAATAAAGGATCACGATAATGTCACTTTCTGAAGGGCAACTGATTACCTACGCTATCGACGAGGTAGTCGAGACCGTACAAAACCTGACACCTATGGCAGGTAAAACCACCACTTACACCCCGCCAGCAGAATCCATGCAGCGTTCAAACAACACCGTTTGGATGCCTGTTGAGCAGGAAGCACCAACTCAAACTGGTTGGGATCTGACTAACAAGGCCACCGGTCTGCTGGAGTTGTCTGTTAAGTGCAACATGGGCGATCCAGATAACGACTTCTTCCAGATTCGCGCTGATGATATCCGTGATGAGCGTACCTGGCGTCGACGTGTTAAAGCATCAGGAATGAAGCTAGCTAACAACATCGAATCGACGATTTCTAAGCAAGCGACAGACATGGGTTCGTTGGTTGTTCATGATGCTCGTTCTATTGGACCAGCAACTGGTCTTTCAGGTTGGGATTTTATCTCCGACGCAGAACGCCTGATGTTTGCTCGCGAGCTTAACCGCGACATGGGTATCAGCTACTTCCTGAATCCGGATGATTACCGTAAATCAGGTCGCGATCTGACTGCCGGTGATATCTTTGGTCGAGTTCCAGAAGAGGCGTATCGCAACGGGACAATTCAGCGTCAAATTGCTGGCTTTGATGAAGTTCTCCGTTCTCCGAAACTTCCTTCAGTGGTTGCCTCGACTGCCACTGGTATCACTGTTTCTGGTGATCAGAAATTCAAGCCACAGGCTTGGGTTGCTGATGCTGATGGTAACCGCGAGAACGTGGATAACCGTGTTGCTACCGTCACCGTTTCATCCTCTAACGGTCTGAAACGTGGAGACAAAATCAGCTTTACTGGCGTGAAATTCCTGTCTCAGATGGCTAAGAACGTGCTAACTGATGATGCGACATTCTCTATCACTCGTGTCATTGACGGCACTCACATCGAGATCACCCCCAAACCGGTAGCTCTGGATGACGCTACGCTTCTGCCAGAAGAGAAAGCATACGCAAACGTGAACACTTCACTTGCTGCAGCAATGCCAATCAATCTGCTGAACGTTGCGACCACTACGGCCAACGTGTTCTGGGCTGACGATTCCATTCGTCTGCTGTCTCAGCCCATCCCGACAACTCACCAGTTGTTTGCTGGTATGAAGACTCAGACCTTCACCATTCCCGGCGTCGGCATTAACGGCATCATGGCGATGCAAGGTGATATCAACACCTTCTCTGCCAAGTGTCGTATTGCCGTGTGGTATGCAGCGTGTGCTGTACGACCTGAAGCGATTGGTGTCGGCCTGCCTAATCAGACTGCACCGTAATGAGAATGGGGCTTCGGCCCCATCTTTTTTTGGAGAATGTTATGTCTCAGATGGTATTTCGCCACGGTAAAGCGAAGAAATGGAAAGGCGTTGGATACGATTTCGAAATCATTAGCGAAGATGAGTTGCAGGAATATCTCGATGCTGGCTGGTTTGCACATCCCGATGACCTGCTGAATGATATTGCAGAGCCAGAGCCAGAGCCAGAGCCAGAGCCAGAGCCAGAGCCAGAGCCAGAGCCAGAGCCAGAAAAGAAAGAGCCAGAAAAGAAAGAGCGTAAAAAGCCGGGGCCAAAAACTAAGGGTTAAAAATGAGCGATCTAAAAGTTGTTCCTTTCAAGATAAGCAGCGAACTTCAGCATGACATGCAGGAAATTATTCGTTTGCTTGAGGAGGCTCTTGAGCACGCAAAAAACGGTAGTTATCACTCCATAGCTATCGTGATGATCAGCGCCGAGCATGAGGTACTTGATTGTTGGCATAACGGTCTTTACCCATATCAAATGGTTGGGGCCCTTGAATCCCTCAAGACTGATTATATTCATGCGTGCATCGAAAGGCGGTGATACATGAACCTAACAACAAAAGGCGACCTTGTTCTCGCTGCATTACGTAAGTTGGGCGTCGCCTCAAATGCCACGCTAACAGATGTCGAACCTCAGTCAATGGAAGATGGGGTTAACGACCTCGAAATGATGATGGCTGAGTGGTTAGGTGGTGAAGATTCCCCCGGTATAAACGTTGGATATATCTTCGCAGATCCGGATGTTGCACCAGATACAGGAGATGATCACGGGTTAGCAAACAATGCTATCAGCCCAGTAATTTTCAATCTCGCATGCCGAATAGCTCCAGATTATGGGATGGAAACCAGTGCAAAAATTATCACTACGGCACGTTATGGAAAGGAAAGACTCATCAAACTGTCAGCGATGACAAGGTCGCAGAGCGCTAAATGTAAGTCCGGTTATCCAAATCGAATGCCAATTGGATCTGGTAACAGGCTTGCTACATATAACGGATGGCACTTTTTCCATCGCAAGGATAAATGCAATAACGGGAGCGAATAATGCCGATTCAGCAGCTTCCATTAATAAAAGGAGTGGGAAAGAACTTCAGAACCGCCGATTACATCGACTACCTGCCAGTTAATCTTTTAGCAACTCCGAAAGAAGTTCTCAATTCATCAGGGTATTTACGCTCATTCCCCGGCATAACGAAGTTATCAGAAGTTGCTGGCACATCTAGAGGTGCCGAGTACAACACCTCTCAGAATGCTGTATATCGCGTTATGGGTGGCAAGTTGTACCGGTCGGATTCCGCTGTTGGTGATGTTGCCGGTTCGTCTCGCGTATCTCTGGCTCACGGGCGCACGTCTCAGGCTGTTTGTGTTAATGGCAATGTCGTCGAATATCGCTACGACGGAACAGTGAAGACGATCGCCAACTGGCCTGTAAATAGTGGCTATACGCAATATGAACTTGGCTCTGCGCGTGATGTAACTCGCTTGCGTGGTAGATACGCTTGGGCTAAAGACGGATCTGACTCTTGGTTTATCTCTGACCTAGAAGATGAATCTCATCCAGACCGATATTCTGCAGAGTACCGTGCTGAATCACAACCTGATGGAATTATTGGTATCGGGACGTGGCGTGATTTTATTGTTTGCTTTGGGTCATCAACAACTGAGTATTTCACTCTCACTGGTTCTACGACAGTTGGAGCTGCATTATATGTGGCAAACCCTGCATACACGGTTCAGAAGGGAATTGCTGGAACTCATTGCAAATGCGCATTTATGGATGCTTATGCGATCATAAGTAACCAAGCAAACGGTGCCCCTTCTGTATATATAATCGATTCAGGAAGAGCCACCACGATAGCAACATCGAGTATTGAGAAGATTATCCGCGAGTACACTGCTGATGAACTTGCAACGGCTTTTATGGAGTCATTGCGTTTCGACTCCCACGAACTTTTAATTATTCATCTTCCTCGCCATGTTCTGGTATATGACGGTTCAGCATCTCAGAACGGTCCACAGTGGTGCATCCTAAAGACCGGACTGTATGACGATGCGTACAGAGCTATAGACTTCATGTTCGAAGGTAATTCGATCACCTGTGGAGATAAACTTGAAGCGGTGAAAGGTGTTCTTCAGTTCGGTATTTCAAGTCAGTACGAAAAACAGCAAGAGCACTTGTTGTTCACTCCGCTTTTCAAGGCTGATAACGCTAGGGTGTTTGACTTCGAGGTTGAATCATCAACCGGCGTTTCTCAATACGCTGACCGGTTATTCCTTTCTGCAACCACTGACGGTATCAATTATGGACGTGAGCAGATGATTGAGCAGAACTCACCATTTGTTTATGACATGCGCGTTATCTGGAAAAGGGTTGGACGTATTCGGAAGAATATAGGTTTCAAAATTCGCATCATCACCAAGTCACCTGTCACGTTATCGGGCGCACAAATAAGGATTGAGTGATGGCTGATGATTCATTAAAAGACCCAGTGAGAGTGAGTGCAATAGGGATTAGTGCATCATCATTGCCTATAGGAATTAACCCAGCTTATCAGCAATATATCCTCTCTCAAGCCATAGATTTTACCAACGTAGCGGGGAAAGCAAACGAATCTGGTCAGGGGGCATATGATGCACAGGTTAAAAACGATGAGCAGGATGTAAAGATTGCCAATCACGAGGGAAGAATCACCGCCAATACCAATGCGATTAACCTTCTTGAGGTCAGACTTACCACTTCCGAAGGGAAGATTGTAGTACTCCGGAGCGATGTTGATTACCTGCTTGATGAGGTTATCGATATTCAAGCTGACATTGTCACGCTTCAGGGAGACTACGTATCTAAAACGGCAACCGCAGACCAGATGATTCAGACTGTTAGTGGTTCGCTTCTGGTCGGAAATGTTACAACTCCAACAACGGACAAGTTACAAGTATTAGGCAGCGAAAACGTATCGGTATCTTACAAAGTTGCAGGTCTTCAGGTTGTCGGCTCGCGTCAAACTGGATGGACAGCGTCAACGGGAACGGCTCTTCTCGGAGCGTTCAACGCAAGCCAGACATATACGGTCAGTGCCACATACACGCAGTCTGAAGTTTCCTCTATGGCTACCGGATTACAGCAGGCGAGGCAGCGCATCAAAGCACTTGAAGACGCATTGAGAACACATGGGTTAATTAACTGATGATTACATTCAAGCCAACGCGAGATGCCGATCTGATTGAATCTGTCGGCAACCATCCTGACATCATCGCCGGCAGTAATAATGGTGACGGTTACGACTACAAGCCTGACACGAAATACTTTGAGGTGCATGTGCATGGTGAGTTCGGTGGAATCGTCTATTACCACGAAACTCAGCCGTTAACCTTCGACTGCCACGCGATGTATCTGCCACATGCTAGAGGATTTAGCAAAGATATTGGTATTGCATTTTGGGGGCATATCATTGCCACGACAAACTTCGCCTGCGTCATATCTTATGCGGCGCGTAAGTTCCGTCATGGTCAGATTTACTGTGCGATGATTGGTATGAAACGTGTGGGAACCATTAAGCAGTATTTCAAAGGCATCGATGACGTAACTTTCTATTCAGCAACTCGCGAAGAACTAATCCAATTCATTAAATCTAGGGGATAGCTATGTTATATGCATTTAAGTTGAGCAGAAAATTGCATGGCGAGGAACCAATGTTCCCAGAAAAGGGCGGGAAAGGGGGATCATCCAGTAGCGGTCAGAAGCAAGCAGCACAGGCAACTAAATATGCAGCTGATCTTCAGAACGAGCAATTCAATCGCGTAATGGAGCAATTGGCACCATACGCCGCAGCAGGCCTGCCAGCCCTGCAGCAAATACAGCAATTATCTACTCTGGAAGGTCAGGGGAATGCACTTAACCAGTATTACAACTCTGATCAGTACAACCAGTTAGCTAATCAGGCTCGTTATCAGTCATTGAATGCGGCGGAAGCTACTGGCGGGCTTGGATCAACAGCAACCTCAAACCAACTGGCAGCTATCGCACCCACACTCGGGCAGAACTGGCTTTCAGGGCAAATGCAAAATTATGGAAACCTGTTGAACGTAGGTCAGTCAGCAGCGGCTGGTCAGGCATCAGCAGGACAGAACTATGCAAACAATGCCGGCAATTTAGCACAGCAAATGGCGGCTATCCGTTCTCAGGGGTCTGGTCAGTCATCATTTGGTAACGCTATTAGTGGTGGTACTAGCGGGGCACTTGCCGGAGCTGGTCTCGCTGGTCTGCTAGGTACTTCAACGCCGTGGGGGGCGGGTATTGGAGCAGGGTTAGGTATTCTTGGCTCACTCTTCTAAGGAGTTATCGTGGCTACATTTCAACTCGCTGGTCTGCCATCAATGCAGGTGGCAAACCAAAACGCGCCCGGGCAGCCATCACTATCAAACTACGACTTCAGTCAGCGTCCAAATGTAGGAGTCCAACTTGCTCAGGGGCTTGGTGCAGTAGGTCAGGCTATCGGTCAGAGTGAAGCAGCTAAGCGCTTATCTGAATTTCAGCAAGCATTCGGTCAGGCTTATGCCGCTGGAGATCGAGACGCCTTGCGTCAGCTAGCAGCCACGAATCCAGACCAGATTGAAACAATCCGGCAGGGTATGGGGTTCGTTGATGCTGACAAAAATCAGGCGATGGGCGATATGTCGGCACGATTGAATATTGCCGCTGCACAGGGGCCGGATGCGGTAATGAGAGAGCTTGCAACTCATCAGAATACGCTGCAGCAAATTGGCGTATCTCCAGATCAGGCATGGCAGACATATCAGCAAAGCCCTGAAGGATTCTCTCAGCTAACAGACCTGATCGGTATGCATGCGGTAGGACCTGAAAAGTATTTCGACATACAGGATAAGGTAGCAGGTCGAGACATTGACCGTGGTCGCTTGGCTGAGACAGTTCGAAGTAATAAGGCCGGTGAGGGGCTACAGGCTCGCGGGCAGGATATTACGATGCGCGGTCAGGATATTTCAGCGTCTACCGCTCGCAGGGGGCAAGATCTGGCAAATCAACGTGCAGGTATGCGAGGTTCTCCTGACCAAGCGGATCGCATGGTGCAACTGGCTGACGGCAGGACTGTTAGTGTTGGCGGTAAGTTGCATGGCGCTGGGGCTAATGCGTTTTATGAAGGGATTGATAACGCAGGGAATATGGTTCGCGTTCCTGCTAGTGCTATTGCGGCACCTGCAACATCAGCGGCATCCGCGCAGAATTACGCGATGGCTAAAGATATCAATGCCATTTTAGATGCACCCAAAGACAGCCTTGGATTTATGACTGGTATCACAGGTGGTAATGGTTCCCCATCATGGGATGCAGAAGCTCGAAGCCGGTGGAATGGAGGTGATCAGCGTCAACTATTCAATGCCACTAAGCGCATTCAGGGGAAGATGCAGAATCAGGGTATTGCAGCGGCAAGGGATATGGGAGCATCAGGTATCAACACAGTACAGGAAGCCAAGATGTACTTTCAGGGGATGCCTCAGGTAGATTACTCCAGTCCGGAAGCAATGCAGCAATCTCTGCGAGATATCCAACAATATACCGACAATTACAATCAGCAGTATCAGGTTGATGTTGGTAGTGGCGTTAAGCGCCAACAACCTTCATCACAGCAACCAGCAACGCAGCAGCCGGCTGCAGGAAGCTACACATCTAAATCCGGTATTAAATTCACGGTGAAATGATGGAAGTTACAGCCAACGGTAAGACATTCAATTTCCCAGAAGGAACGAGTAACGAGCAGATCGGAGAAGCTATTGATGAGTATTTTGCTGGTCAGACTACCTCTCAGGATAATCAAGATCAGAATCCACAGCCACAGCCACAGCCACAGCCACAGCAAGAGCAAGAGCAAGAGCAATCTCTATTGCAGAGCGCAGAACAAGCTGGTCGTGGTCTAGTCAATATTCCATTTGACGTATTGCAGGGTGGCGCAAGCCTTATAAATGCAATCAGTCAGGGGTTGGGTGGGCCACGTGTTCTTGATGATGTATATCGTCCAGTGGATAGACCAACAGACCCATACGCTCAGGCCGGTGAAGCTATCGGAGGTTATCTGGTTCCGGGTGCTGGAGTGGCTGGGAATATGGCTATTGGCTCATTGGCTGAAGCATCAAATCAGCAAGGTGACTTTGCTGAGAATGCTGCAAAGAATGCCTCTATAAACCTTGGAACGCAAGGATTGTTATCTGCTGCTGCGAAAGGTATAGGGCGTGGAGTGACTGCATTACGTGGTGATATTGCTCCAGATGCTAAAATGATTATTGATACCGCTGAACAGGCCGGAATAACTCCGATGACATCGGATTTTATTAAGCCGGGTAATGCGCTTACTCGTGGTATTCAGCAAGGAGGAGAGGGGGCTTTGCTTGGAACAGGTGCAAAGCGCGAGTCTCAACAAGCTGCAAGAAGTCAGGCTGTATCTAACTATCTGAATAAATTTGGCGAGTACAATCCTGATGATGTTGTGAAGTCACTAACAACTAATCTGAAGGGGCGTAGGGATGTAGCAGGTCAGGCGCTAGAGGAAATTACTCAGAAGATGGGGTCAACTCCGGTTGAAACATCCAATGCTGTAAAAGCCATTGACGACAGTCTGACCAAACTTAAAAGGCTTGGAACATCTGCTGATAAAAGCTTGCTATCTACACTGGAAAATCTCAAATCAGAACTGTCAAACTCCAACATTGATTTCGACCTTTTGAAACAACATAGGACGGCTTTTCGCTCCAATGTACAAGGTGATGCAATGGTTTTCCCTAACCAAGCAAAAGCGATCACAAATAACATTGAAAATGCCATGACTAGGGACCTTAAAGGTGCCGTTGGAAAAACACTTGGGCCACAGGATGCGGCTAAATACATCAAAGCCAATTCTGATTACTCGAATATCTACAACAAGGTTCTTAACAAGAAGATCGCCAATAAACTGAATACGGCATCAAATCAGGCAACCCCAGAGCTTATTAACAGTGTGGTATATAGCCGTAACGCATCAGACATCAAGAGAATATGGCCTGCACTCGATGATAAAGGAAAGGATGCTATGCGAGCAGCCTATATCAGCAGGATATCTGAAAAGACTGGCGGTTCACCGGCAAAGTTTTTAACGGAAGTTAATAAGCTAAAGAGGCAGTCTGGCGGAGAGATTTACAATACGATATTTAGCGGGAAGCACATGAAAGAGCTTGATGCTCTGCATGATGTTTTGAGTGCAACATCTAGATCTGATTCAGCAAACGTTGTTACTCAAACGGGTCAGTCACTTGCGAACAACATTCGCTTGGGTTCTGCCATCGGTACATCTGGAACATCGATTGCTGGTGAGGCTGGGTTTGGATTAGTCATGAGAGCGTATGAATCCAAGCCTGTCAGAAATGCGCTATTAAAGTTGGCAAATACCAAAGCAGGGACGCCAGCATACGAACGTGCTTTAAATCAGGCATCAACAGCAATTAGACCGCTGTTAGCCAACCAAGCTACTCAACAGCAATAACACCACACACTCACATAACCCAATAAAAAAGAATGGCAGAACTGCGCAATTTATCTTGCGTGGTTTTGCTGTGTCTGGAGCACAGTAAATGTCAGAAATCTTAGCCAATGTTGTAGTGAGCATGCCAAGTCAACTCTTCACCTTGGCCCGTTCATTTAAAGCCAATGCTAACGGTAAAGTATATATTGGTCAGATTGATACTGACCCAGTAAATCCAGCAAACCAGATCCCTGTTTACCTAGAAAATGAAGATGGAAGCCATGTACAAGTAGCTCAGCCAATCGTTATTAATGCAGCTGGTTACCCAGTATATAACGGGCAAATTGCAAAATTTGTTACCGTGCAAGGCCATTCAATGGCTGTGTATGATTCATATGGTTCACAGCAGTTTTACTATCCTAACGTTCTTAAGTATGACCCTGACCAGTTGAGGAGTGATTTAGCAAACCCAGATGGACCAGGGGATGCACTGATCGCAGTAAAGCAGCCTGTAGCGAATGCAGTTCCACGTACACAGCATAGTAAAAACTCAGATATTCTTAATATCAGGGATTTTGGTGCTGCATGTGATGGTGTTACTGATGACACAGCAGCAATTCAAGCCGCGGTATCGTTTAAAGGTGGTGTGGGGATAACTAAAATTATGTTCCCTGCAGGTGCAAATGTCATTATTAATGGCACTGTACTGGTTCCGGGTGGTACACAAATAGACTTGAATAGTTGTATTTTGCGTGGAAATGACACAAACACTATGTTTGAAAGCGCTAGGTACATAAATGGTGTATTAACTAGCAACTGGGGAGATGCTGCTGGAGTTGGTGTGCAGACTGATTTGCGTATCTACGGTGCCATCGTCAGAAACTGCAATATATTTGCCAAGATGTACAACATCACTGCAAATTCTGGCGTCTATGAAGTAAGAGGTTTTAGCATAAACCAATTGCTGCATGCCAAAGAATGCTTTTATGCAGATTTCAATAATCTTCTTGCTTGGTCTCCACTGCCATCGTCAACACTGCCTTGCTTCCACTGGGAGGGAGATATTCAAGCGCAGGGTGTTAGGAAATGCTATGTAAGTGGTTGGCCAACAGGGCATATTATTCAAGGTTTTAACGATGCTGATTGTTTTGACACTTGTTCAGCGGAAAATTGCACTACTGGAGTTTATATAACAGGTGGACCAGGTGGTGGAGGGTTGCAGAATTTAGAGTTTCAAAACTGGTATCTAGAGAGTAATGGAACAGCAATTAAAGCAGACACAGCTTACACTCATCAACGAATAAATATAAGAAACTCATGGCTTCATAACAACAACGTTCATCTTGATGGTCCAACAATCATAAGCGGAGGAATAGATAGGAGTTGTGTTATTCAAGATACAACAGAACACCCCGGCAATATAAATATGGCGACAAACGATGCTGGTAAAAATGGTTTTTTGATAAATCTAAATGAGATTAATGATACAAACAACAGGACGACAAGTACCATTAATACTTCCACAAAATATTATGTTGGTCCAAATATAAGAATAGACAGAATTGTAACTTTGACAAACGGTACAACTGGCAGACCTTATGCAAGAAACCTAGAATCTGTAAATATCCAACCACAGAAGTTTAGTGGAAAGCAATTCGATTCAATCCCTGATAAAATAGTACCATTCTGTGAAACATATACGCCAACGGAGCTAAATTATTTACTAGTAAAAACCCAATTCCCCTACGAGGAGTTTTGTTCTCTTATATATAATTTGTATGTGAACGATTCAACTGGTGTTTACTATTGCAGAGGTGTTGTTTTAGGTACAGCAATATTCCCATTATCAAGTGGGCAAAAAACTGTCACAATGGAAAATAACGCAGGATATATTCAGTTTAGGATTTCATCCTTTAACTCAATATCAAATTACAAAGGTTTTGTTAAAGGCTTATAGTTAAGCGGCCAAAATAGGCCGCTACTTACCTAAGCTTTAGATAGGTTATTGTACCTATTGAGAAAGCCAAGCTTATTTATTCTCTTTGAAAGAGTAATGCATGGCTTCTCAATAGTTTTGAATGAAACATAAGCGATGAAAACAGATAATGCCACGCTAATTAGTTGATTAGATAAAAGACTGATGTTAGGCATAAGTTTGTAGACACACTGCTGAACAAAGAACCCCCAAAGGTAAACTCCATATGATATGTCATTTTTTATTCTTATTTTCCTGACTAACTGAATGGAACTAATATATAGTGATAGCGTACATAGTGAAAAATAGAACATTATTTGTTTAACAATCATGTCATTTACGATGCAATAGAATACGAAGAAACCAGCAGGAATTAATAAGTTTACTTTTATAGTATCTTTGTTTACTGCATAAATCACACCAAGAGCAAAGCATGGCGGCAACAAAAAAATATCTTTGTTTGTTGAATTAATAAAAACATAGGTGTTCCATCCAAAAATCGGAAGAATTATTACGATAATACAGACTAATGTTGTTATATTTTTATTCTTAAGACCTGTAACTGCAAAGAGAGCGAGTATAGATACATATGCACATACTTCATAGTATATAGTCCATAACGAACCATTTACTGCGGATTTATAGATGTTTTCAGAGAAAACTCCGGGAAGAACATGCTGAACATTCAGTTGAAGATTACCATAAATATATCTTGGTAAACTATCTCCTGCTAAGTATGTAGTGAGGTCAAGGCTTGACAATAAGGGGCCTAAAATTAGAGATGTTATTAAAATAACGACAACATATGCTGGATATATTCTAAAGAATCGAGAAACAACAAACTTAGGAACACTTTGAGTCCTTATTAGGCTTGTTGTTACCAACAAGCCGCTAATGAAGAAAAAGATCTTAACGGCAACAGATCCGCTATATGTAAAAGGGAAAAACTGTGTCAATAACTCTCTTGCTCCGTAGTTGTTAGCAAGAAAGAAACTATGTCCATATATAACCATTACGGCGGCAACGATTCTAATAAGATCTAAATTATTGTTATCTCGACTAAGCACATCAGAAACTGTCTTCATAATTATCTTTTGTGTTGTTTATAAAATTAAGGGGCTTAGTTACTAAACCTAAGCCCCAAAAAAGTCAGTTAACCGTGAAGAAAACAGACCTGCATAGTGTAGCACTTGAGAAGCTTCTGATCAGCTATTGATCTGGATTATGGTAGAGCTTTTATAAAATATTTCTCCTTAGCAATCATGGGAATCAACTACGCAGCCTATGCTACAGGCTTTGCATCCCTTCACAACAGCCATTCTTGAAAATATACTGTATACATAAACAGTAGTTATCGAGGTAACCCATGGCCTTTCCATCCCCAGCAGCAGACTATGTTGAAAAACCAATCAGCCTTGATGAGCAGTTCGTCAAGAATCCAGCATCGACATACTTCATGAAGTGTCCTGACTATTGCCCGAGCGCCGGATTGCTCAAAGATGCGTTACTTGTGATCGATAGCTTGAAACGACCGGTTCATGGAAGCGTCGTAGTCGCGGAAGTGTGCGGCGAGTTCGTATTGCGCCGACTACTGACGATGCCAGTGCCTTGTTTAGCTAAACTGGAAAATTACGATGACGTGACGTTTACAGATGAAGAAACGGGATTTGATATATTCGGGGTGGTGACGTATGTCGTCAATGACATGTCGATGAGCGAGTTCCATGAGATTGAGGTATGA